GTCTTTGCTAATTGTGCGTTTATTCTGTCTAGTAGATATGCCATGGTCTATTTATTCACGAAATACCTAATTCTTTTTCTGTCAGTATCTGGAATTTCCATCCATGTGTATGACAGAATTCATCCGCAGCTTTCCATTTCATTTGATTTATAGCGTATGTTGCTGCTTCCTGAAGAAATCGCCTGGTTTTCTTTTTCTGAACAGGACGCTGGGTTTGTGCAAATGGCTTGACCTCAATCACATGAGTCATGACCGTTCCGTCTTTTCGCTGCACTTTTATGATAAAATCTGGAAAGTATCTGTGTCTTTTACCATCAACTGGCGATACATAAGGAATAGCCAACTCCTCGGATGACCACCAAATGATATCTGGATGATCGTCAAACCATTTCATACATCGCAGTTCCCATGAAGACCGATAAACGATATTCTCGGAATTACCGTTGTATTTTTTAGGATTCTGTGGGGTGAATCGACCCTTATAAGTATTCTTACCGTAGGACATATAAATATGTAGTCAAACTATAGGATAAACATGGCACTTTTCAATCTAACCGATATTGCATATAAAAAACTGGATTCAAGTGGATGGATAAACAATCCAAACAACAAATCATTGAATGAGTATGGACCAAACTTATTGAGATATCCATCCGATCTTGGCAATACGGACAAAGGTCATTATATGATAATTCATGTGCATGTCCAAGATAAAACATCATATGTATCGAATCTTGACAGGAATGATCCTAAGTCACAAATACAAAAAAATCGCGAAGGACTTCAAGCACAAACCGGAGCCACAAATCTCGGCGGAGCTGGAAGAATGGTAGTTGATAAAGTAACCGATCTACTTGGTCAAGTTGCTGGAACAGGAAGAGACATAATAAACAAATTCGTACCGGAATCATATTCTAGCGCAATTGCAGATAATGTAAAAAATCTTCCTCCTGAGGGCTTGAAGGAATTTGCGGCGGGTTTTGCTGAAGGTGTAGGACAAATAGATAATTCCAATTTTTTACGAACAACAAAAAGAACGACGGATAGTATTGCGCTCTATATGCCAGATACATTAGCGTTCACTGATGAACAGACTTTTTCACAATTAGCTATGGGTGGTGAAAATGCTGCACTGGCAGCGGCAGGTGTATCCATTTTATCAGATGCTGCATCGGGAGATAAATTTGACGCTAGAGGTTTGGGCAAAAATGCATCACCATTTATCGGCGATTTTATTGCCAATAGGTTAAGTCCTCTTCTTGGAGAAAACTCCACACGCGCGGCCTTGGCCACACTTTTTGGTGCAGTTAAAAATCCACAACTGGAACTCATATACTCAAGTCCGGAATTTCGCGCATTCGCATTTGAATTTATGTTTTATCCTCGCAGTGAGAAAGAAGCCGAGGAAGTGCAAAAGATCGTACAGCGCCTGAGATTTCATCAAGCACCTGAAATACTGACAGGTAGTGCAGGATACTTCATGGTTCCTCCATCAGAATTTGATATAGAATTTTATTATAACGGCGAAGTAAATCCAAACATTCCCAAAATATCAACGTGTGCATTGACTTCAATTAGTATCGACTATGCACCTAATGGATTTAGAGCATACGAAGTTCCTGGTGTAAATTCACCGAAAATGGGATCAACAGGTATGCCAGTTGCAATGCGAGTGAACTTGTCTTTCCGTGAATTGGAAATTATGACAAAATTCAACTATCAAGACGAATCTAATCGTGCAAAAACTAGGAAAGTATAATGGCTAAGTTTTTCTCATATTTTCCAAAAACAGTTTATAATCTAGGCGATCCTAGAGCACTAGACACCATAACGAATCTAACAACCACATTTTCATTAGACGAGAGTACACTGAATAATACAATTCTGTATTATGAGTACACAGTTCCTGAGGGCGAAACGCCGGAGATCATCGCCCATAAATTTTATGGTGATGTTGAACAACACTGGCTAATTATGAAAATGAATAACATTGTTGATCCTAAAGCTGATTGGCCAATGGACAGCAGAACATTTGCGTCATACATTGAAGAGAAATATGCAAACAATGGCATATCACAAAGCACAACGGGGTACCAGTGGGCCAAGTCGAATAATCATTCATACTACAAAATTGAAACCAGAACATTGACACTCACCGGACAAAAAACAGTGGACAAGATTCAAATTGATGCAAACACATACACAAACGTTCAAACGTCTACGTCAACATACACACTTGCTGATGGATATGAATTGCGTGTGAGCATCGATAAGACGGTTCTTTCATATTATGATTATGAATTGGAACTGAATGATGATAAGCGAAACATCAAGATCATGAAGCCTGAATATGTCTCAACAATACAGGATGAATTTGTGAGGGTTATGAGTAATGGCTGATAATAAGATTGTACAGAGTTCGCAGTACATAATCAATAAGCTGGAAATAATTTCTAAGTTGGGTCCTATAGATGTTACAGATATGTTTGAGGAATTGAACATTTTTGATAGCATTTTTAACCCAGCAATGACTGGCACAATTTTGATCAATGATGCGTTTGGATTGTCCAACAAGCTATCATTTGATGGCTCAGAAATTCTTCTGATTGATATGGGCAAAACATCAGATGCTGCACAAATCAAAAAGTCATTTCGTATCTACAAGCAAAGCTCAAGAAAGTCACTGAATTTAAATTCGGAAGGATATTTACTACATTTTGTTTCTGACGAATTTATATTGTCACAACAAATTAAAATATCGCAAGCATTCAAAGACACATATGCAAACATCACTAAAAAGATACTCAACAACTATTTGAGTGTAGTTGATAGAGATATTGCCATGCTTGAGGCATCTGACGGAATTAGAAGTGTTGTAATTCCAAACAAGACACCGTTTGAAGCCATAGATTTTTGTACAAAACGTGCAGTCAATGATAAAATGTCGCCTACTTTTTTATTCTTTGAGAACAAGCTAGGCTATAATTTTGTAACAACATCAACATTATTAGCTAGACCTGCAGTCCACAATATAAATTTTCAACCAAAGAATTTATCTGATCCTAGTGGTGAACTTATGGGTGCAATGCACTATGAAGTTGTGACGCAGTTTGATATGAACAAAAACATCAAAGCTGGTGTTTATGCAGGAACATTTATCGGTTTTGATATCAACACCAGAACTGTTGCAAATAAAATTGTTGATTTTGACTCATTGTACAAGAAATCAAATCATGCAAATAAAACAGCTAACATAGGATCAATAACAAACAAGCAAGGATTCAAAAATACTGAAATGTTTGGCTCAAAAAGAATTTTGTATCCGATCACAGCATTCTCATCAAACGATCCATACGTTAGGGAAAATGATCCCACACTAGCTAATTTGGAAGATGATACATATAACTATCTACTGCAACGAGAAGCAATGATGCAAAACTTAATGAATCTGAGAATGAAGATTGTCATGCCAGGCAACTTCGACTTGACTTCAGGATTGACCGCAAATTTGAGATTGCCAGCAAGATCCGAAAAAGCAAAAGGCGCAGATAACACAGATCATTCTCTTGATGGAAAATATTTGATCGTTGCGACTAGACATATCATAACATACCAAAAGCACGAAACTGTTATGGAAGTTGTTACAGATTCCACAAACAGAGGTAGAATTTATCAAAATACTCAAGAACAGGTGAGCGCATCATAATATGGAAAACAATTACGCAGGAATGAATGGCTATGTTTGGTGGATAGGCGTTGTTGAAAACGTCTTTGATCCACTCAAGCTCGGCCGTTTACAGGTTCGCATCATCGGATGGCACACAGATGACTTGAATGCCATTCCATCAGACTCACTGCCATGGGCACAAACAGTACTTCCATTGTCAGACACAAATAGAAGTATTGATGCCATGCCGGGTGATTGGGTTACAGGTTTCTTTCTTGACGGTTCAAATGGTCAAAAACCGATTGTCACTGGTTCACTAAATGGTATAACACCTCCAACGAATAACACAACAGGATTTTCACCACAATTGACTCCACAGCAGCGGGAGTTGATGCCACAAAAAGCTGCCGCCGTTGCACTGGATGTACCTGGTCAGCCAACGACAGCGCCCAATATTCGTGGTAATATGAATGGAACAACTACCAATATTGCAAACAATAACAGAGCACATGTTTGTGATATTTCAGCAGAAATGAGTCGCGCAGCGACTTGGGTAAAAATGCAGTATGGTGTTATTGTTGAGGCTATCAGAAAAACAATTCGTGCAGTTTTACTAGCATTGGGTTTTACACCAGACGGAGTGAGTTCAAGATTAACTGAACTAGCAAAAGCGATCAAAGCTGAAGCTAAAAAAATCAAAAAAATATTGGATGAGGTCAATAATGCTATTGAAGTCTTTAGTAGATTTGTAACACAAGTTCAGCAAATGATTCAGTGGATATTGTCGTTGCCAGCAAAAGCACTTGCTTTATTGAAAGACTGTTTGACGGAATTGCAACAATCATTAACAAAATCATTCACAGATTTATTCACACCTACAGGCAAATCATCAATTGTATCCGACATACGAGATATTGCAAGTACAGTAAAAGATGTTGCATCGTCAGCACTGACTACAGTAAACAACGCGGTAGCAGCAGCAACAGAAGCAGCAGCAACAGTGACAGTGATTACGTCATTGAAAGATCCTATAGCCGGACTAAAATTGAATTGATATGACAACAAAACCAGAATCAGATAACTCCTGGACAGAACCGGAATCGGAAGCGAGTGTGGAAAATCCGCCCGTTTATCCATTCAATCGCGCAACAGTAACTACATCAGGTCATTCATTTGAAATGGATGATACCAAGAATCGTGAGCGCATTCGCATACAACACGGTGGCGCAAAAACAGGCGGTGTCGGAACATTCTTTGAAATGCAGTCCAATGGCGACTTGGTGACAAAAGTTATTGGTGATAACTATGAGATTGTCGCAGGTAAAAACAATGTTTTGATAAAAGGTGTGTGTAACATTACGATTGACGGCGATTCAATCGTGCATGTCAAGGGTGATAAGTATGAGAGAATAGACGGCAATCTTATTCAAGAAGTGCGCGGCAATTACACACAAACAGTTGTTGGTAATAGTGTTCGCCAATCATATGAAGATATGTCGTTCAACTGTGGCAATCCGGCTGATGCATTACCGGCGGGTTCCATATATTTCAACTTACCCGATGAAGTTTACATTTCCGGCGACCTAAACGTGGCTGGATCAGCATATGCTGATATTATTTCAGCACTGACTAAAGTTCAAGCGGGTACACAGGTTACAGCAGGTCCGCTAGGATTTGTTTCTGAGTTGGGTGGACTAGCTATTGGATTTCCTGTGGCAACCCCATTGTCTGCGACTGTGGCAACAAATATCACAGCAGGAGTATCTGTGAAAGCACCACTGATACAAGGCATTATGGTAAAAGATGTTCTTAGCACAATGATGACTATGCGAACACAATACAACACACATATTCACAAATCGCCAAAGGGGCCAACGTCCACACCTTTGCGTAAAATGTTATAATGGAGATTTGAATGGCAGGCGCAAACGTATTCAACAGATTGAGTTTCAGTTTTGACACAGGTAAGTTTGGTGACGCAATTTTTCTGAGCGACAATACAAAAGACTTTTTAAACACACAACCAGTGTCACTAGAGACATGGCAAAAAAATGATCTCGCTAACGGCACAATCATCACAACAAATTACTACAAAAATCCAGTTCTGAATGTGTGTAATCAACTACAGTCTAGCACGCAAAATTTGTATAATGTTATGCTGACTATTACTGCATATGATACAGCAAATGGTGCGGCACTATCATCATCAGCGAATACACTTTTGACGGAAATATTCTTATTCAAACAACACACATCAAATGTTGCAGGTGTAACAAAAGCGGAAGCTACTGTTCCTGAAGATGGTTCTCCAGTTATTGAGTATCCGGACTATGATTCTGCTGTCCAGCTAGGACAAGATTTATTGATGTTATTGAATAACACAGATGGTATTCAAGACTCATCACCTGTATTGGGCAATATGACAAGCCTGTTTATAGGTGACGAAATCGCAGCAAATTTGACAATTATCACAGGTGACTATCCAACGCTAAATTCATCAATATATTTGGACGGAGGTGGAAACGTAATGTCGAACATTACTTCATCTGCTGCAAATTTGATAGTTTCACACATACAAACTGCTAGTGGAATGTTAAGTACACGTAGACTCCATGATTGGAATTTCTTCAGGCAAGGATCAATCTTACTTGAAGATTACAGTCGTATTGATAAGTTGGAGAACGTAGGAAATACACAATCCTTTTTGATCAATACTTTGATAGGAACAGATGAATATAAGCAAAAAATCTCAGCAAACACCTGATAAATAAGCCATGGCAACATTAGTCGCAAAAACAACAAGACAGTACAAAGACCTGGATTTGGCATTCACCAAACATCCTATAAAAAAGGACGTCAACAAACATGTTGATGATATGGCGGTTATCAACTCAGTGAAAAATTTAATTTCAACCTCTCGGTATGAGAGGCTGTTTCAACCGGAAATCGGTTCAAGTGTAAGAAGTCTGTTGTTTGAACCAATGGACACTATCACTGCATCAGCACTCAAACGAGCTATCGTAGAGACATTGAGAAACTATGAGCCGAGAGTTACAGTTGATGAAGTATCTGTGTCTCCAAATTATGATAATAACACATACAGTGTCGGCATGACGTTCACAATAATCAACAGAACAGAACCGATAACAATACAATTCTTCCTACAGCGAGACAGGTAAAATGGCTGATCGTCTAAACGTAACAGAGTTAGATTTTGACTCTATAAAAAATAATCTTAGAAACTTTCTAAGACAACAATCTGAATTTCAAGACTATGATTTTGAGGGTTCAGGGCTGAATGTTCTATTGGATGTTCTGGCATACAACACACACTATAACTCATACTATCTGAATATGATTGCTAACGAGTCATTCTTGGACAGTGCGTCACTTAGAAATTCTGTAGTATCTCATGCAAAGCGGGTTGGTTATACACCAAGATCAGTAAAAGCGCCGATGGCCATAGTCAACATCACTGTACAGACAGACAATGCCACACCAGGAAGTTTGACAATTCCTAAAGGCTATGTTCTACTGTCATCACAGTTGGACGGAGTTTCGTATCGTTTTGTTACTCTAACATCACATACGGCGACTAAGACGGGGCAAAATTTCGTATTCAGTAATATTCCTGTATACGAAGGACAGTATGTTCAGTATTCATATACGAACAGTTATTCAAGTAATCCAAGACAAATTTTTAGTATTCCTGACAGCAATGTTGACACATCAACTTTGACTGTAAGTGTGAGACAGTCATCAGCAAACTCAGACAGTACAGTATATACAATTGCAACAGACGCACTCGGTTTATCTGCTAATTCCACTGTGTATTATCTGCAAGAGGGAAACAACGCCCAGTACCAAATTTATTTTGGTGACAACGTTTTGAGTAAAAAGTTACCCGATGGTGGTGTAGTTGATGTTCAGTATTTGTTAACTAATGGTGAAGCTGCGAACAAGTCTAACAATTTTATCTCAACAACTCCGATCAGTGGATTGAGTTCCATCATAGTGAATTCCCAGTTAGCTGCTTCAGGCGGTAACAACAGGGAGACTGTGGACCAGATAAAGTTTGCTGCACCACTAAGTCTTCTATCACAGAATCGCGCTGTCACCAAG